GGAAGATCCTTGTCAATTACGAGATTATAGTAAATTTTTGAATCAATGTACCATCTACGAAATACTTCATATGACTTGTGATTAAAGTCTAAAAGATGGATAACTGTCTCAAATTCTTTGTATATTTTTGTTTTAATGTTGTCTGAAACAGGACAATTTGAAAGATCAATTTTTACTGGCTTTCCATCCGTTCCAGGTACAATTGACGAATTTACAATTTCATCAATTGCATTGTCCAATTCAGGATATACGGACATGTTTCTGTACTGTATAATGGATTGCGATTCATCGCGCATGGTAGCTGCATAATCCAATGCAGTACCAAAGAATCCACCAGCCTCAATTGTTATGGTTCCATCATAAACTTCAGGTTGCGTAAATGTCTGAAGCGGATTGCTTTTTTTGTCAACCCGTTCGTTTTTTCTTTTTCCGAACTGAAATCCTAAAATATCAATTTCCATATATCACCTTGTTCTTGTAATGTCCGTTATTTCGATGTAATCGTAGACAATGATAACGTTAAAACTATTTAACGTGTTTGGATTGCCCATGTTTAGAGTAATTTGCTGTATTCCAGCAGGCCAACAACCATGAAGTGTCCACTCTTTTATTGGATCTTCATTTCCATTCAAATCCAGATGTTGAATTTTCCAATCATATGCCTTGTAATCATTGGCATTCATTGAGGAAATGTTTGTATCATGGTTGTTTATAAAATCTTGCCACTTTTGCAACTTTCCCCAGATATTGTTTCCACCAGTGTCATCCCATGCTTGAAATGACCATGTACCATAATCTTTTTCACCGGGATAGTGATACTTTCTACCAAAATAATCGTAGCTTATGGTTTTTGATGCTGCATTTGGTATAGTCGTGGATCTTACGTGATAGTCAGTAAATCTACCACCAGTAGGAAAATCCCCGGTTACGCGAAACCGGTTTGATCTTGAACCACCATAGAAATTGTTCTTAAAATCTATTAGCATCTCAGTTGAAGTTGTCGTTTATTGATATGTAATCAAATGTTAATGTGCTGCTGAAACCTACGAATCCAGCCTCACCCATGTTTAAATTGATTTCGCCAACTACCGATGGCCAACACTTATACAAAGTTATGGTTTTTAAAATCCCGCCATTCATATCCAATTGATCTATTTCCCAAGTAGTTTGATAATCACTATATGAAAAGTTGTTATTGGTAACCAAGTGGGTGAAGTGTCCATCCATCAATTCGCCCCAAGTATGAAGACCTTTCCACAAATTTTGAGTATTGTTGTCATCATATATTCCAATAGCCCAAGTACTGTATTGGCGATCTCCCGGAAAAGTTATCATACGACCTCTATAGGGAACGCTGATCGTATTAATTTGAACCGCCGGAAGTGATGCAGACACCATTTTAAAAGTCGAGTCTGCCGTTGGTACATTTACTCCATTTGGCCAGTCTGGACGAACACGAAATCTGTTGGCGCGGGTTCCACCATTGAAGCCGTTTTTAAATGCAACAATTGAGTTGGAATTGTTTATTGCCATTATTGTGTGACTGTTACTGTTACTTCAAAGCTATCTACACTCAAAATTGGCTGGAAGACCACTGTCATTGCCAATGTTTGGCTATTGTTTTGGTTATTTGAGCTATCGCAAATAATTTGCGTTGATGCCGTGTTTATGAAAGAACTATATTTGTTCATCTTGGAACGAATTTCGGTTGTTACCTGATTTCTAGTTGTTGCATTGTTAATGCTATAAAGATATTTAATTCCAATTGAATTCAAATCATCGGTTATAGCTGTCTTCAACTTAGAAACACCGATTCTGTCTTCTTGAGAAGGAGTTCCACCTGCAGTAGATCCTACCAAATCTCCACCCAAGAATTTTGGATTATTTGTAACAAAGAAATTTACTCTATTGGCTCTTAATGAATCTTTAAGAGAATCTTGCCATGAAACTGTGTTTATTATATTTCCATTGAGTATTGTTGCAAGTTGCAACCCCGCAACAGTAAGATACTGTAGATTTCTATTTTTTGCTCTTGTGAAGAATCCTGCAGTATCTGAAACAGCATTTATAGTATAAGTAATTTTGCTATTTGACTGTAATGTGGTTGTATCTGCATCCGTTATGGTCTTCAATCCACAAACATTAAACACTCTTTTGGCTAAAGTAGAGCCACTAACGTAGCTGCTGTTTCCAAATAGATTAGCAAAATTTGCCATTGTATACCCACCACCAGTTAGTCCGTTGGCATCGGCTATGCTTGGAAATATTCCTATTGTGTATGGTTGAGTGATCAACCACTGGGCATTTGATGTAGTTCCAGATTTATCAATTATAACGTCCAATACGGCATTGTTATCGCTTTGATATTGAGAAAATCCGGTTGGTGATCCGGTTATTATTAGTCGGCCACCATATGCTAGATAATGGATTGCATACAAAAAATCATATCCATTTTGCAGTGGAAAAAGTCTTACTACATTATTTTGGGTACCAATATTTTCAAAGAAACCAAAAGTTCCGCCGCTATTTTGATTACTAATCAAGCAAGCCGTAACACCAGTCAATTTATTGAGATCTCCAACCAAGTCTTGCGGATTTGTGTAAACTATGTACTGATCGCCAGTTGTTCCCTTTGGGGGAGTATAGTTGTAACGACGTGAATAAACCAACCAACCAAATAAACCACCTGGATCGTTCCCAGCTGCTCCACTGATGCCATTGAAGGTTATGCCGGCATAAGTAGTGCCCAATTGCATACCAGCCAATAAAGGAATCGTGGTACTTTCTTTGGTATATTGATTTGAGCTGATAAAAGAGCTGAGTGATGGCATTTATGATCCTTTAGATAAAAATATTTATACTTTTTATGCAGGATACCAAACAGCTCCTCCTTGGACAAATTCACCGTCATCATCGTCATTTTTGCTTTGAGGAATGAATAAAACGTTGTCGTCTTCTGGTTTTTGGGCTTCTTCGTAATTAAATTTGGCCTGTTCTACCAAATCTGCAAAATATTCTTGTCTTGTTAGCCATGCAAAGAATACAAGGCTCATAACCAAATCGTCTGTAAAACCATCTTCTGCTTTATAGGTATTTGATTTTGAGACAAAAGCCATCAATTCACCAATGATTCTGTCATCATTTAATAAAATTTTGTCTTCTTCTACAAGACGTTTTAGTATTGCGCATCCAATTTTTTTAGTTTGGGTCGTAGTTCTGATGCCCATTTCATTTTTTCCAACCCCTCCAAAGCCTTGAGAAAGAACCTGACCTTTACGTCCTAAAACTTTCGTCATAAGAACATTTTCATATTCAAGGTCGCTGTGCAATATATTTGAAACTTGACCACCTAAATCATTAGTTTCAATTAACACATATGCATTGTTATATGCTTTAGCCGCATCTTTGATTACTGTCGGAAAGTTAAAAGGACTGATCGTGTTGTTTCTATAGGATGCCACTACTTTATAGGGTGCCTTGGACCCGTCTATTACAGTAAATGCTGAATAATCCATTCCCTGTCCACGACTAACATCGGCCTGCAAAAAGTAGGTTGCATCTTTTTGGGGTGTTTCATAGACTCGGTAACCTTCTTTATTTTCTGATATAGGATCTTCGCTTGCCAAAACATTTAATTTAGTTGAAGATATTAGAGTGTTTGTTGAACCCAGAAAGCTGCATCCATATTCCTGGTCAAATTGTTCTTCACTGGTATTGGCAATCTGTTCAGCTGCCCATTCATCATCTCTCAGTTTAGTTGTTCCGGGACTGATCGGAGTTTCTTTCCAAGTAACCTCAACGGGTACAAATTTATTTTTTAACTTATGCCCACTTGGTCTATTTGCATCTATCCATAATTTATGGAAATGGTTCAATCCATTTGGTGTCGATACTATTATTAATTTGGTAGTCGTACCAGCTGAGATTGTTGGATATGTGGATGTATAAAATTCCTCTGCAACGTGACCGGGCAAGAACGCATATTCGTCCAACAAAAGCAAATTATAAGAACCACCACGGATGGCAGATGAGCTAGTGGCATCACACATTACTCTGGAGCCATTTTCCAGTTTAAAACTTGTCTTGTTCCACTCAACAACACCTTGTTGCAGAAAGTGTGGTAAATTTTCATATGCCAACTGAAGTTTTGAAAACAATTCTTCTTTTGCCGTCTTTAATCTGTTTGCCAGAATTGCTACGTTTACGCTTTGATTGAAGGTAATGTAATGACAGATGTAACTGGTTACGCAGGTAGACTTACCGCACTGGCGTGGCCACTTTGAAATAACGAATCTACTATCATGAATTGCATTTATAAATTTTTCTTGGTACTTATACAAATGAAAAGGAACTATGCCTTTGTCAAGTGTTTTGACCTTTATGTATTTTTCACAAAAATACGTAGGATCCTTAGCACACTTAACGTATTCTCTGAGTTCTTCTTCGGTATATTGAAGTTCAACTCCAGGAAGTTTTAATTTTGAATTGTTTCTGTAACCTTCTTTATTGCGTTGGAACATTATTCACAATCTCCGCTTCTACAACATCTTTTTCTGTACTGCGTTCTTTATTTAAAATATTCTGTAAGTCTTTGGTTGAGCCAATGAATACTGAATTGTTTGTTTGTTTTACTTCCGTTTTTCCTGGTGCTGTTGTGTCCTTTGCTTTTTTGTGGACATCCAATACATTATTATTTAAGTCAGCCATGGTCTTGAGCATAATTGCAACAACCTCAAACGCTCTAGGAGAATCTGACTCTGTTGCAACCTTGAGTGCAGCTTCCAATGCCATGTTTCCATTACCAATCAAATCTTTTAGATTTGATTGTACAAATTCATAGTCTTTTTGAAAATTATTTGCATCAAATGTTCCACCTTCATTTGTTTTTTGTGAAACTGATTTGTTTTCCACATCAAACAATTTTGCTAAATTTTTATTTAAATTCATAATTAATCCAAATCAATAATAATACTTGAATCGTCAATTGTGGTTACAGATGATACTTCACCAAATATCCACGATTTTGCAACAAATTGAAATGTTGCAACACAAAGTCTTCTTGAAGAAAACTCACCATCGTATTTTTCAGATATATTGCTGCTGGTCATTATGATGGGTATTTGTAAATCATTCTGCACATCATTCATGTCTATTTTAATTATGTGCTCGGGCACAAAGAATGGCATTATCTGCTCCACGATCTGAAGCATGTCATCCGTATGACGGGTATACACAAAAAGATTAAATGATACGTTTACTGGAATTTGATTTTTTATTTGACTACCTGAAGTTTGGCAATTACCACCAGAACTATTTTTTATATTTGATGCCAGTCTGCTTATTCTTCTGGATGGATCTGGTGAAATGCTGTTCATTATGAAACTGATTATCGGTAATTGATTTTCAATACGGGTTCCATCCGTGATGGATGAAGGTTGGAGCAATCTCTGTATAAATTTTTCCTGTGGAGCATATCGAACGGGAACCCTTATATTGAATGGAGAACCTGTGGAAGGATCTACATGGGAAACCTCGATATTATTAAACAAGGCACCAAAGCCAACTACCAGTTTTCTTAAGTTTTTATTATAATAATATCCGAACATTTTAATCCTTATTATGTACTACCTGGGTTGCATGAAATATCAGATGAACATTCGTTGAATGGATCATTTGGATCAAATCCGTAAGAATTGCCTTCCTGTTCAAGAACATCATTGATGCCCATGGTTGTTCCCAGAATATTGTTCAATGGGATCACCGTAGCTCCAGACAAACCTCTTGTGGAGGTGTATGGAGAATTTATGTTGGCATTTGGGGTCGTCATCTTTTCGTAACTGTAGGTGAAGAGTTCTGCGGTTATTTGATATGAATATAACTTACCCAGAGGATACAGTGGGTTTTCGTGTTCAACAAAGTTTATTTCAAATAAAGATTTTGAAAGTGGAAAATAAATAAGATCACCTTCTCTGGGTCTGGTAATTTCACTGTCATACACCGTTACCTGTTCCCTAAATCTACGTCTTGAGAATAGAAGAGAAACTTTGTCCTTTATCTCCAAACCAAATTGAGTAATGACATCCGTTCCAGAAAACTCTTTATAGGATTGAATGTACATCTCCAGATTATAAACTTTTTCAAAAGATGTTGCCGGATCTTCACCAAATATCCTGTCAATGTTAAAATATTTTCTTGGAACGTAATAGCAATTTTGCCCCATACCTTGAATCAATTCAATTGTCAGACTCTCTATGAGAGCTTGTTCTGGGCCAAAAGATGTAAGATTGATGTATGGGTTAGTAGGCATTTTATCCTATTTGCATGTCTACTGGCAATTCCTGAGTTCTAAGCAATAGGGTTTCTATGGCTTCAAGTTCACCAACAGCATCTTGCATAATTGCTCCAGCATTTAAAGCGGCACCACCCGGCAATGGAATTCCTGCAAATTTCATTAAATTTTGAGCCCATTGTTTCTTCAACAAAGCTGAATAGTGTCGTTGGAATATACGGTCATTCCAAACTTTTGGGTAGTAATCTGGATTTACTTGAACATATGCCTCTACCATTAGATATGTTCCTGCTGGAGTATTTTGGGTTTGTTGAGTTTCCAAAAACAGTCTATTTGTGGTTCTGGTATAGGTAAATGAAACTGGGTAGTTAAAGACATCATTAATCAAGGAAATGTATGACATGGCTTCCATATAGGTTGCCATTGGTCCTTGAGCCAAACCACCTTGATTGAAATATAACCCGAAAAAATCAAAAAGTGTCATTTGATATCTAAGATCAAACATATAGTCACCGGTTTGGCTATTTGGACTATATACTTTGCTTATTGTTCTGATATCGGTGGCATTTGGCCAATAACCTGTGTTTCCATCAGCAGCAGTTACTCCTCTAGCACCTAATGCATAACCAAATGTAGTTGTGTCAAAAGATTGCGAACTAAGATTTTCAGATGTAACAGGAACAACAAATTGGGCTCTTTCATTAAAATCAAAATGTCTTTCAAACATATACTCCAAGGATTCATCCAAACGATCATGTGCCTGTTCCATATCAACGTTTATCTGGATGACAGGGGCACCGAGTCTACGGAAAATAAAATCTATGAATTCTTGCCTTGAGGTGATTGCCATAGAAATATTTATCAAAATTCAATGCAATGAAAGATGGATAAATAGTTATATGATTAGGAAAAACAACGGAAGATCACTAGAAGATGCAATTCGTCTGGTTCGGGACAGATACAAGAACAGACCTAGCCCACTTAAAGGTCTTTATGAGAATGTTGGGTTCACCCCGACTCAAGTAACACCTACATCCCAACCCCAGACTGCAAGAGACCAGCTTTTGGGAAATTTTAGGCCCCTTAAAGATACCTTTAGATAACTTAAAGTATTTGTTCTTTAAGGTACTTTAGATATTCTTTTTTAGGTTTATATAAGGTATCTTTAAAGTTACTTTAGAAACCTTTAAGCCTTAAAATTTCTGTAAGTATATCATAGTACTTTTGGCGGTCAAATAAATAATTACATGATTGTTGAATTTTCCAAATACAATGAAACGGTGTACACTCTTCCAAAGTCATTAAAATTGACAAAAAAATTGGAAGCAGATTTGCTTGAAAAGATCAAAACAAAGAAAAAGGAACCTTTTGCTTCCATTAAAATTTTTATGTATGTGCCAATTTTACCTAAGTTGATGGACGTTTTAAAAAAAGAAGGCATACAAATAAAAGGAATGATAGCCAACAACGTTAAGGTTGGAATCGAAATTTGATGGCAGATAAAGAAAAACAATTATCAGACAAGCAAATTGATGCAGAGATAACAAAACAGCTGCTCAATCCTTATAACTTTATCTCGGCAAAAAGCATATCGGATTATGAAAGTTCGCTGGCACGAAGAGAAACCTATGAAAGCGTGGTAGAAGACGACGAATACAAAAGATATGTTGTACGACAATACGGTTCATATGAAAACTTCTTAAAAGCAAAAAAAATATTTCAAGACGTGCATGTATTTGATCCAAATACTGATTACATTCTAGATGTCACTGTTATAAAAAAGGATGTTGCCTACAAGACAGATCACATGTCCGCACAGGAAGTAATACTTGAAAACTTGACTGGAGTGTGTTCCGTATGGTTCATAAAGAATGATGGATCCTCAAAACGGCTAAACTGCACTCTAAAAAAAGATTTGATGCCAGATGTTGCCGATGACCAAAGAAAAAGTTTTTTTACTCCCCAGAGATACGATAGAATCGGTGTGTGGGACATAAACGAACAAAAATGGAAATCATTCTACATGGGACGAGTTTTTAAGTTTGTCCGGGATGACAGCATTGCACTTGAATAAATATTTTTGTGGAAGACAAAAATAGAAAACATCTTGATCATTTGCACGCAATTTTGTTCCGCGAGTCTAAGATTATTCTATCCAATTACGAAAAATATCTTCAGGATAAGATAACATCCAAAGAACTTGCACAAAAAATGTTGAGTCTTCGGGATGCTATTGAAAAAATAGAATCATTCAATAAATAATTGACACGTCAGTGACGTGATGTATAATAATCCCGATGATTGTCAATTCAGAACCTAAATTTGATTATTCTGACGTTCTTATCATGCCGGCCTTGAGCAATGTAAAATCAAGAAAAGATGTCTCTTTGGAGGTAGAGACAACCTTTCGTTGCGGATCTTCATGGGGTGGTGTTCCTATCATGGTTGCAAACATGTCTACGGTTGGAACGCACAGCATGGCTCTTGCGCTATCCGAATACAAAATGGTCACATGCTTAAAAAAAGGTGGCGACTATTACTCTGATTTTGCTAAACTTTATCCAGATAAAGAGCGTTATGTGTCATTAACTTTGGGTTTGGATAGTGAAAGCAAATTGTTTGTGGATTCTGCCGACATCGCAGATCCAACCTTTGTTTGTGTTGATGTTGCAAATGGTTATATGTCAGATTTTCACTTCTTTGTAAGAAAGGTTAGAAAAAAATGGCCGAAGTCAATTTTGATTGCAGGAAATGTCGTGACCCAAGAGGGGGTCGAGGAATTGTCAAATGCTGGAGCAGACCTGGTAAAGGTAGGGATAGGATCGGGATCGATGTGCTTGACCCGGCGAGTGGCGGGAGTAGGGTTTCCTCAGCTGTCAGCGGTTCTAGAGTGTGTTCAAACAGCAGAAGCGTGCGGTATTGGGATCGTTGCTGACGGCGGTATACTTTATCCCGGAGACTTTGCAAAGTCATATGTAGCGGGTTCAGCATTTGTCATGGCAGGTGGTATATTTGCAGGCCATGATGAGTGTGGTGGTGAGATACGTCACGGAGAACACGGTGAACTTAAGATGCTTCATTATGGAATGAGCAGCAAAACTGCCAATGAAAAGTACAATGGTGGTCTGGCTGACTACAGAGCATCTGAGGGTCGAACTGTGGAGGTTCCTTATCGTGGTCCAGTAAAAAATACCGTTCAAGAAATCTTTGGTGGTATACGTTCAGCTTGTTCGTATGTCGGTGCTTTTAACTTGCCAGAACTGTATTCACGTGGTAGACTAATCAAAGTCAATCGCACAATCAACAACATTTTTGAAAGTCACGAAGTATGAATATCTTTGTTCTTGATAATGATGCCGCCACTTCTGCTCGCATGATGTGCGACAAGCACGTGGTAAAGATGATCTTGGAGTCATGTCAGCTGCTTTCTACGGCACATCATGTTCTTGATGGTGATCCTTTGGAAATTAATACCGGAAAGCGCAGATACAAAACCCATGTTTGTACTAAAAAAAATATTTGCAAAGCAACAATGATCAATCATCCATGCACCATTTGGACTAGAGAAAATCGATCAAACTACATGTGGCTTTGGAGGCATGCTTATGCTCTTTGCAAAGAGTATACTCGTAGGTATAAAAAAGTACATGCAATGGAATCTATGTTGCTAAATGAACTGTTTGATCCTCCCATCAACATTGTCAAAGACAAGCTGACTCCTTTTGCACAGGCAATGCCAGATCAATACAAAGACAACAATGCAGTTGTTGCTTACAGAAAGTATTATTTGGGAGAAAAAACAAGATTTGCAAAATGGTCCTACTCAGAAACTCCGGAGTGGTTTACTAAAAAAACAGCTCAGTTAGAACCTGAATATCTTCCGTTTTAATCACCACCTAAAAGTGGTGGTATTACAGGACTTCTTGGATCCTGTGGTGGTTGAGGTTTTTTTGGTTGTTCAGGTTTTTTTGGTTGCTCTGTTTTTGGTTTTTCTGCAACTGGTGATTTGTTTTCATTTGGTTTTGGACAATTGGGTCCAGTGCATTCCATATATTGTTTATAAAAACTACCAACGTTTCCAATCCAATTTTTGTTTAATTTTGTTGGATCATTTGCAACATCACCTTTGGTTGGGGCGTAAATATTTCCCAAATAAGTTATAAAATCACCTGTTTGTCCCGATTGTTTGTATCGTTCACGATTTTTCATTATAGTTGAAGCGGCCCAACCAGCTTGCCTATCCAAAACAACGTTGGGATCTTCACCGGGTTTTCCTATAGCTTTTGGATGCAGAACACCAAACTGACGAGTAGGTCCGCCACCTTCACCACGTCTAATAGCAAAACCCAAAGCAACATTTTCATAATCTGTTGGTTTTATATTGTTTCTTTCAAATGCCTTTATAATAATTGGATATTCATCTTTGAACTGTGCCTGAAGATTTTCATGAAACCGTTTATGATATTTTTCTTGTTCAGTAGGCTCCTGTACAGCTGTGCCTTCGTTTTCCAGTAAAAATTGTTTGAATGATTTCATAATTAATTCTTGCTTTTGGGATAAATGGCTATATAGTTACTCCAACAAAGGAACTATATGAACGTAAAAGTATTTAGACTAAATTCAGGTGAAGAAATTTTGGCTCGTTTTGAGGAACAAAACACATCTTGGCTGCTTAAAGATGCTGCAATTTTGGTTCCCGTTGGCCAAGGTCAGATTGGTCTGATGCCATGGATGATTTACACAAAGGCCGCAAAGGGTGTAACCATTCCAAAGTCTTACGTAGCATTTACAGTTGATCCGCTTGAGGAACTGAAGTCTCAGTATGATTCTAGCCTTAACAAGGGACTGGTTACTCCGTCCAAGTCGGTTGATGGGCCGGCTGGATTGAAGTTGACCACGTAAAGTATGAATATAAACCAGGTTTTGGAAACTTATGTTCCTATTGCCAAGCCTCTGTCAATGGCAATGGCAAGACAAAAGAAACACATTTCACTGGTAATCTATAAGAAAAAGCTTATTGCGGTGGGTCAAAATGTTTTTAAGACCCACCCCGATACTTTTCGTTTGGGATACCGTTGCGCAGAAATGCATTCTGAACTTGATGCATGGCGCAAGGTTCCAAAAAATTTGCGTGGAGAAAAGTTGACATTGTTGAACTTTAGATTCAACAGATTTGGTAATTTTAGAAATTCTAAACCATGTCCAATATGTGAAAAATGGTGTGCTGAGGCATTTCACAAAATTTATTATACTGATGACAATGGTATCAATATGCTATAAATAATGATGATATAGGATTATTATGAGCAAAAAACAGTGTTGTTGCATAGATGTCTGCCCATGGTGCGATCATGACCATTATGCCATAAATTACACTGGTCGGGGTGCTCCTTATGATTATCCAGATCTACAAACATCTGCTCAGCCAAATTGGAGCCATGTGGGAACTGTTACAACAGAATTGCCCAGCATTGGGCATCCAATGACACTTTTTAGAGCTGGTCCACCTGGAACTACATTATTAACTCCTCCATTTCCAGGAGGAAGTCCGGGTGGGGGTGTTCCCCCACCACCACCAGATTGTTTTACTGAAGTAACTCCAACAATTTTACCTGTTGGAAATGCATCAAGCCCATGTACATCAAATCCACTTGGAGTAATAAATCTTTTACGAACTCCAATAGATAATTTGGAGCTAGAAAGCACTTTATGGGGAAATGCGTTATACTACGGAGATATTCAACCTTGTTGGTTTAATGGGTTGAACATGACCAATATAAAACAAACCATTGGTCAAACAGGATCTACTGCAGCAAATCAAATAACCGATGAAGATATATTTTTTAATTTTACTTTTGAGTTAAAAATTGAAAAACTGGTTGCGGGTTCATATCAAACTGTAATTGACATAAAAAAAACTGGACCAGGATTAAATCTTCGCCCGCACCCAGATGCATGTAGATCATACAACGTAAATGATCATGCTCAATGGTCTTTGCGAACTGAATGCACAGCATTTGCAGACGCCTTTAATGATGAAGGTGAACCTTTGCCATGTTTTCGTGATTTTGCAAAAATGCCTCGGGGACCTTGGCCTTATAGATTTCAAAGAAAATTGGTTTTTGCAGCTGGAAATACATGTTGCTTCAATTCATCTGGAGAGGGATATACAGTCACAGATGTTTTAAAAGCTCAAAAAGATGCTAGTTACATAGGAACTATTGGTGAATGTGGAACATTAATTGAAGAAAACATTTTATGTTGTACATTAGTACCATCAACATGTCCGCCCATTTCAGATGAGTGTTGTCCTAGTTATCCATATTTGGACAGAAATCAATTGTGTGATAGACTTGATATCATAGAAGGAACACCATATGGTTGGGAAGATTGTCCAGCAATTTGTCCAAAAATGTCAAATTATGATAATGTGGGTGAAAGACATTTTTTTGGATGGATAAACAAATTTAATAGATACACAACACCTGAATGGGATTTTTACGAAACTATTCCGAGTGCCACCGGTTATACTGGTCCAACACAATATTCTAGCTCCTCAAATAAATTAAGTTTGCATGTAATTGTTCCAACAAAGTTTGCAGAATTTTGCGATAGTGCTGGTAGTGGTCCAGATGCAAACGGACAGGGACTTGGATTTGGAGAATGGTGTTTTGGTATGGATTATGAAGCACCTGATGCAATAGCTGCTTTAGAAAATGCCGGTTATGTTTGGTCCAAAGGACGTGAAGACGATGGTATATGGATCCACAAAACTCCAACATCTGCTTTGAGAGTTCTTTTTACTTTAGATCATGCAGATCTTGGACAAGGAAAAGTTTGGAGAGTTTTTAGAGATTGGGATGTTTTTGTAAACCAAAAAGTAAAAACATTTGGTTCTGATAAATTTAAAATAACTATAAAACAAAAAGTAGAGGAAATTCAATTTTCTAGTCTTGGTTGTGATTGTCCTTCAGGGTATACAGTAAATGATGATGGAGAATTAATTCCTAGAGAAGATGCGTGTGATCAACACTATCATGAAAGTTATTTTGGAACTTTAATACCAGATGAACCAGAATTGCCTTGCTGGCAATCAACATACGATGGTCCATTTACACCTGGTGAATATGTTCAAACAAATAATTTTGGGGCAAGAATTTCTTTTTCTGAAAGGGGACCACTAGCATTTCAAGCAATTCTTGAAAGTGACAATACTGGTTGCCAGGTTTGCAGTAAACCTGTTAATACACCGCCACCAATTTCTTGTGATAATACATTTAATAGCAGAACAAATTATGGTCAAAGTGATGCGCTTACAACTGGGCAATTATTTATTATAAATGGCCCAAATACAACACGTAATTTTGAAATATTTCATCCAGATTTTGGCTCTTGGCCAGATGCAGCCCCGGGAGGAATACCTTCATTTTTAACAGAATGTTGGGTAGGTGCAGTTGGTGATGGTTGTTTACCGCAGCCAATAGGTGGACTAAATGCACCAAATTACGGTGCAGCCAAAACAATTCTTCAACAGTATGGAACAAGATATAATGGAGCAATTGCAGATATTCCGTGGGCTGGTGGTAAACTTGGATCTGTGCCAACTATGCGATACAGAAATGTGTATAATTCTGTTCAGGCAAGTCCAACTGCAAGATTACTTGTAGATTACTCCTTTCCAAATACCGGTACATTTCCATGGGGAACATATGAGATGCTTTATGGAAGTTATAAGTGTATTTGGAGTGGAAGGGGCGATTGCCCACTTGGTAATAATAGTCCTGAATTTAGATATGGAAATCAATTTTTTGGAGTATATATTGATCCATGGCCAGAACAAACTCGCCTTGGAAATTGCAAAATAAATTGTCAAATATGTGGAGCCAGAGACAATACTACGATTATAATAGGAAGTTGTGCTGGTTCTGGAACTGGAACGGGACCAGGTGTCATAACATGGAGTAATGGTTCCGTTCCAAGTCCCGGGGATCCTTGCCCATGTGAAGTTGGTGAAAACCCACCGGGCTCTAATCCAGAAAATTATGGACCATTTTTAGTTCCTTATGATATTTGCGCAATTAATCTTTCAAGACCAGATGGTTATGGTGAAAGTGATTTTTGGTATGATTGTAATCCTGCTAGTCCGGGGGGAGCCAGAGGTGGGGACTTTGGGTGGTATTGCTATTATCCAGAACTTCCTGATGTTGTTACAACATACATGGGTTTGGAATCTGATAGATTTTATTTTTCAAATGATACGCAGGTTGGAACTAGATCGGGAATTGGAGATATAAACTGCGCAGCAACTTGTATGTGTACAAGTTCACAGTCAAATAATAATTCTTCGTGCAGATATACTGTGACAGATCCAAATACGGGTGGAGAATTTCAATACTGTGATTTTTGTTTAGGTTCTGGTAACGGAGTTTGGGCAGGATTTTTTAGAAATTCATTCTTAAGTTGGAGAAAATATATGTGCCACAAGCGCGCTGATGGTGAACTTATTGATCCAAACTTTTTAGCTTCTTTTTATTGGTCTTGCGCAGGAAATGGAATAGGATGCCCCGATAATACGAATAATATTTCTGATTGCAGCCTTGCTTTTGCAAAAAGAGGACCCTGTGAACTTGCTTCCGGGGATAATTCAGGAAATGCATCATATCCAGCAGTTATATGTGATAAAAGAAATTTTATTCCAGAATTTCAACCAAGTTATAGAATTGAATTTAGAGCTTTTGATTTAGATGTTTTGACACAAATGTGTTCATGGGATACTACTTATGACGCAAATCCTGCTCGCGATTTTTTGCCAGTAAATCAAAAACGTTCTCATATAATAATAACCCCTAAGGGATTATATCCTGTATGACACCTATTTCTTTAAAACAATTTGTTCCTTGTAAAAATAATTCGGAAATTGCTTTTCCACAAGTTAATTGCACTCACTGGGCAGTTAAAGAAACTGAAACATGTACGTCTTATTGCACTTTGAAAAAAAGAGGAGTGGGTTTGGCATTTTGTACAACATGCCCGGAAAGAAAACCAATTTTTGATCCCAAAAAACATATTAACATGCCGTTACCACAACAACAATTGAAGGAATTGTTACCCCAAGTTCCCTATATTACCGAAACATTTGATAATAACGATGATTCATTTGCAACCAAAACAAAAAAGTATGCAAATGCAGAAACATCTCAATTTATTCAAGGAAAGGTATCTGAAGAAGTTTATGAAAAACGAAAAGCTATTTGTTTGGAATGTCCACATAAATCAAATCCAAAACCTGACGAAGAAAGTATTGGATGGTGTAAAAAGTGTGGTTGTGGATCGAAAAACACCAGAGCAGCATTATCAAATAAATTATGGATACCAGCTGTAGACTGTCCATTAAAAAAATTTGGAAAAGAAGTTGGCAAAGGCTTTAATACTTCAGATGCAATAGATTCCGTTAAAGGAACAATACAATCGATTGGAAGTCTCTTTAAGAAAGAAGAAAGTGATGAAAAAAAGAATAACTAAGAGAATAATAAACAAAAAGAAAAAACCCAATGAGGACCATAGTTATTATTTTGTAGCTCACGTGGACTCTTCTGGTGAAGTTACTCCTCTTCTTTTGACTGATATTGAATATGCAAAAGCCAAAAAAAGAGCTTTAAAAAACAATGAAGATGTTCCCATAAATTTTATAGTATTTACACAAGCCCACAAAGATAAATAATTTAACGTAAGGAGTTACTATGAAAATCCCTGAGCTAGTTTACGAAATTCGAAACCTGGCTCGCAAAGAAGAAGATCCCGTTAAAAAGGATCTTTTTTTTCAATGCGCCAAATCACTTGAAGTCCTTGGAAATCTTGCAAAAGTTTCCGATCTTGCAGTTGCAGAATACAAAAACTGCAAAGAAGTGGAACCAATAGAATTGGATGGAAACTTCAAGCATTACGTAGATCAAGTAACTCTTGACATGCTAGATGAACATATAGATGCATTAATACATTATGGATTTCTGTCAAATGATGACAGATGGCCATATGGAAACAAT